ACCATATCATTGATAGTGATATACAGAGCGTGTTCGCTTTGTGGCGTTTTTACTTTGTACGTTGTACCTGTCAAATGCGGTGGTCGAGGAAAATTCTCGTGTATCATCTCAAACACTACTTTTTCATCTTCTTTGTTGACTACTTTGTAGCCAACAATCTTTTGATCTATTTTTAACATAAAGTCATCTCCCACCGTTTTGGCACAATCATGTGTGTTTTTAAAAAATCTCTAAAGTGCTGGTTTTTGCGTCTGCCAATACTTGGTTTTTTTACCTGTTCAACATCTATCTTTTTTAAACTGCGGCACTGGCGTTCAAAGTCTTCTTTTTTGTAAAACCAGTACGACATCCCACCAACATTTCTTCTGATCCTTTTTTCTTTGCGCATTTTTAGTGACACATATCGATACTCAAGCTGGTTATCAATGCAGTAATCCATGACCGTTGTTTCGTCATCATTAAAATGGATAACGCGCAGATTGCTCAAACTCAAATTATTTAGATTGCTATCGACATATTCACAAGTATCACCATCGTCTGGCCAATAATCATGCGACATGTAAATCGCAATTTTCCATGCTGGATAAGTGCGATTAATTTCACCTCTCTGAAATGAAATTGTTGCGTGCTTTTTTTTATTTGCAAACTTAGCTGGCAAATCAGATCCACCACGATAAAAATTTCCAGTTTTTGCACTGTATCGCACAATCTGCTTAATAATCTGCAACTCTTTGTGATCCATCATCTACCCCACTTACTACGTCAAAAAATCTTAATCTTTCTGCTGCATTTAGCCTAGAAAGAGCCTTGTATAATTTTCTGGTTTCACCATTGTGCTGGCGAATAAGTCGCTTGCAACGTACCTCAAATTGCTTTTGATTCAACTCATGCACCAATCCCAAGGTGAATACTTCACTTGTAAACTTGTCACGCAAGAATGGCGACAGGTTGATAAATATCTGACTAATGTTCATCGTTGATGCTTCACAACATTAAAGATTGGTCGTTGCAGCTTGCACTTGTCGCATTCTCTATAACCGCGACTTTGATAAATGCGCCAGTGTTCGTGTTTGCATTCGCTCTGCACTGGCGTTAATGCTTCAATTGGTTTTACTAATGGTATATCCATATTCCCGCCAAGATTAATCCCAAAACAAAGAAAATAAGTGCCGCTGCGTCATCAATTCCCATCAGCGTACTCCACCAAAAAACAGACGATCATAACCACAATGCCTGTCCAAAAAATTAACTCAGCCATGTTTACGCTCCTCTCTAAATTTTGCTAAAATAAATTTTATGTCGTTGCTTTCTTTAACGCTGCGCAACTTTTGATTTTTTAACCGTCTGCGTTCTTCTTTTAGTTCACGCAAACGGTTTTCTAAATGATCTTTTAACGCTATTTGTTTCATCTCGCCACCATGTTCCCTTGATTATCTCGACTTAGCTCATACACCCCGTATAGTTTGCTGTCTCGTAACATAAACTCTCCAATATTTGTTTTGATGATTTCATAATGATGTCTGTGTGTTACTGCTATTGTAATAAAGCAAAGCAATGCACCAATTGCAAATGAACAAATAGCTACCCATATTAAGTCGTTTTTCATTCTACCACTCCCGTTGCGCTGTCATTGCAGACAGCAGTGATAATTCGAGTGGGACGTTTGCTCATTTGGTAAGCACCAACAGCAAACTGCCATTCTTGTTGCGCATTAGCGCATGCCTGGCGGCTATCGTAGGGAATTACACTCGTAGTGTATTCAATACGTTCATGTGTGGTTGTACGTCCTTTCTTGTCGATGGTGGTATCGACTGTTAAAAATGATAAAGTTAGTAAAAGAGTTGCGCTCATCGTCTTATGCCTCGAATTGTGTTGTTTGTTGTAGGATTTCCAGCTCTGCATGAATCTGTTTGCTGACTGTTTCAATGAACGCATCCTGTTCTTCCTTGTCTGGAATGGCATTAGCAATGAAACTTAAACCACGCACGATCTCTGTGCAAACCAACGCAACATTGTGTGCTGGATCTTTTGAGTTGATTGCCTCAGCAATCATTTGTTGTACTGGATTAATCATCGCATTGCTCTCTTAAGTAATTTGCGTAAACGTGTGTTTTCTTCCATGGCTTTGGAATGCAATTTTGCCATCGCTAAAAAAAGCGCAAGCATAACCAAATAGGCGACATCCGAGTCGTCTAGCCACTTGATAAATTCAATCATTTTGTTAACCTCAAAAAAGGCCACTTGGCTTAGCGGCTAGGTAGGAGTATTCGTTAAATCAGATCACGCAATTTGTAATCTGAATGAAAATCATCAATGGTGGTAGCACCACGATAAATCTCAATAAAATTGTCGTCGATATGCTCTGCAACAATGTCGAGCAATCTTTGTGATGGCTTTGCTACCGGATCACCATCTTCATCAAAGATGGCAATATTTTCAATGTCAATTTCACGTTCATCCTCAGCTTCGTGATGAAATGTAGCTTCTCTAAAGCTACCAGTTATTAACACTTTGACCTCAGCGGTCAATTCATAATTGTCATGCGTGACAATCTGGAATGTTAATGTTTCGTGCATGTTATTCACCCGCAATAAATTTTATGTCATCGATTTGGCGTGGATTGCCAAATCTCTTATGTGCGTCCAACGCTTCTTCAAGCGTATCGCACATGACATCTCTGCCGTGCATATCTTCAGCAATAAATTTACTGGATACAACTTTTTTCACCAGCGGTAAATCAGTTGCAACCTGTTGTTGCACACGCCATAACGCAGCAAGTGTGTCTTGCGCGTCATCTTTTAAAAACAAAGATACCTCTTTACCGTCAATAACGGTCATTTCGTTAAACCCGATTTCCAGCCAAGCCCTGTCTGGGCAGTCTGTCACAACTGCTTCAATTGTGACTCCTTTTGATTGAAATGCGCCTGCAAAAAAGTCAGCATTTTCAAACTTTTCCTTCTTCATTTCTTTAATAATTAATTTCATTATTTACTCCTAAAGTTGGGCGAACTGGGCGCATATTTACGCCCAGTTTTTTTTATATTTATGCGGCTACTGCGTAAAGCTCTCTCATCAACTCAACACCTGCATCCGTTAACCAAATGCAGTCCTCACGGGTTCCTGCATTGTGACGACCAACAAGTCCTGCATTCATCAAACTTGTTGCAGTTCCACGATCTTGAGCTGACTCAATGATCTGGTTGACGTATGTAAGACAACCATTTGGGCCTTCTTCTAAGGCTTCAAGAGCATTTCCATTGCTCCATGTGAAATCATCTTCGATGATTTTGCAAAGCATTGCGTATTGCAGTTCTGTTACTTTTTTCATGATATTTACTCCGTAAATTATTTTATTATTGTTTCGCCTTCTTGAAAGCGTGGTTAAATAATATCATACCTGTTCACGAAGTAAACATATTTTTTTATATTTTAAACAATAGAATCTTGAAATGCGCTGTAAGCCGCGTCATATCCCAGTGCGACGCAAACAAACGCACCGGCATCGTGTGCGGTTTTGAGATATTCGAGCTGCATCGGTTGCCATTTTGACTTCGTATGATCGCGTCGTTTCATCTCGCATACAAATGCTCGCCTGGTGGGAATAATAATGTCTGGTGCGCCTTTGGTCATCCCTTCTGCTTTCTGTCGTGCTACCTGCTCCCATGATCTCTTGCCTTCGTTTCTAATGTGCGTAGCAATCAATCCATAGGTGTCTGGATATTCACGTCGCAGTTGCGCAAAGAATGTAATTGCTTCAAGCGTTTCGCTTGGGCATTCACCACGATACGAAGTGTCACCGTAAACTTTAAGCCAAGAGGGGAATTTCATCGTTTCTGAATCTCATGTTGTAATTGTGAACCCTGTAAAAATCACCTTTTTTTTGATAAGTGACTGTTTTAGGCATCTTTGTACCGTTATTTGTAACAGCCATAAAGCTGCTGTAGTCGCGCGTAATTTTTGGCGTAAAAAAAACGGTAAACGTTCGCCATGCAGTCGTAAATTCAACTCGCAAACACTCGTTACCTGCTTTGCTAATAGTTGGCTTAACTTTCATATCAAGCACTTCATCGGTCTGTGATTGATATGGATCACTCTTTCGTTTACGATATTCACGCACTAACTTTTCATTGGGATCAATCAACTCCTCTTTGCACGATCCGCAGTACCGTGCCGTGATGTCGTTACCTTCACCACATTCATGACACGGTTTGCAGCTCCATTTATAGTCGCAGTAATCTGACTGGCAAGCACGTCCATAATGCGCAGGGAAAAATCCATACTCCGTTACAATTCGATTGCCTTGCAAGTCTAAGAAATAACCATTGTCATCAATGCCAAATCCAGCATCGTTGTCGCGTGGTTTAAATTCATTTAGCGTTGAGCATCTCTCGCAACGCGCAATAAGATACTCGCCTTCAAACTCCACGCTGTTGATCGTCTTAATATCTGGATTAAAAACGTCACCGTCTGGGCAATGCCGGTCAACATTCTCTGCATAGTCCAGAACTAAGCAATCTTCTTTTCCGTCGCTTAGACGCAAACCTCGTCCAATCATCTGCTGTAAAAGTGATGCAGACTCAGTGGCGCGTAGAAGTGCAATCACGTCGCAGTGCGGTGCGTCAAAACCTGTGGTAAGCACAGCGACGTTTACCAAGTATTTAATAATCTTGGCTTTAAACTTGAGCAAAATAACTTCACGCAAACCAGCAGGCGTGGATCCAGTGACAATTTCAGACAGCTCTGGTGGCAGTGACTCCATGATTTCACTAGCATGCTGCACCGTTGCAGCAAACAAGATCACGCCATGTCGGTTTTGTGATTGTGCAATCACGTCCGCAACAATCTTGGAAGTCAATCTGCCTTTGCCGTGATACGCACGGTCAACGTCTTCCTTTGAAAACTTACCCATGCCGTTTAGTTGCATGTCGCGCGTTTCATAATGTTCGCTGTGAATCTCTCCGACAACAGGAGGACACAGATAACCTTGGCTTATCAAGTCGCGTGCTGTCACCTTGTATATCAACTTGTGAAAGTAGGGATCACGACTTTTGTTTTCATTTAAAGCCACGTCACGTTGATCGTACTTGTAAATGTAGCCAGTGTTCATGCGGTACGGTGTGGCAGACAAACCAATGACGCGCAGACGTTCATTGAACACTTGGAGTTGTTCAATAATATGAATGACTGTCGGTGTGATCCGGTGGCATTCGTCAATAATGACTGCACAGAATTGACTGCCAAACCTGTCAATCTGGTTTTTGATGCTGACAGGCGTGCCAACCACCAGTGGATTGGCAAGACAGGTTTCACCAACGCTGGCAGAAAACAATGACACGTCATTTCCTGTTGCGCGGATCTTATCCGCATTTTGTTCTAGCAATTCTTTTGACGGCACAATACACAAGACGTGTTTGCCTTTGCTTACTTGATGCAGCGTATTGGCAATTTCGGCAACAATGATGGATTTACCTGCGCCTGTTGGTAATTCTAAAACGCAGGACTCCACATTTTTGCGTACCCATGCAATCGCTTCATCGTGTGCTGATTGTTGGTATGGGCGCATTTTTTGTTTCATGACAATAACCAATACTCTGTGGGTTTACCCATGTATGGCGTTAAATCTGCATTAGGTAATAATTCTTTGATAGCTTTAGCGTAGCTAACAGATCCTTTCTTAACCACCTTGGTTAATTTGTGACCATCAATCTCGCTGTCTTTATTTTCACAGCCATTCACAATTTCTTGCAGTGTTGCTTTGGCTAATTCTTCAAGCGATGCAATCTGCGCTTTGAGTTCAAAGTAATACTTAACCTTGTCGTCCAAGCCATCAACATTTGTGTGCTTAAGTGCTAAATGCACAGCCGCGTTGTGATGACGCTCCAACAGGTATTCTTCATAAAACGCCAGCAGTTTTGACAGATTTTCTTTAATCCATGCATCATCGTATTCCACCATCTCGGTTTTAGATCCAAACGGACTCCATTGGTAAAAGATGCACGTTTTTCTGCGTGTCACAAACAACTGAATTTGAATCTGAGCATAGTAATGTGGTTGATCTGCAATCGTTTTAAACATTGGGTTTTCTGCATTACGCAAACTAAATGGACATTTGATTTCAATCAAATGATCACCAACAAATCCGTCTGGTGATGCACCAAGCCACACGTCAAAAGGATGAAAACTTGTTTCCTCAATACTGCTTCCGGTTTCCATTTGAAAATCTAGCTTTGCCATGTCTTCATGGAACGTACCGTACTCGGTAGCACTGTTACCTTTAAATTCTTTTTCTGCATTGTGCCATTCGCGTACCATCGCACGCATGACATCTTTTGGTTTTTGGTGTGGCGACAACCCAAGAATTGCACCGACTGCTGATGCTGTTACACGTCCGCGTCTTAGCGCAAACCATTCGTCTGTTCTTTGCTCAATCATTTTATTTTCCTCGTAAAGATGCACATCCTTGTGCGGTTATTGGTTAATTAAAAAGGTACGTCCCAATCGTCAAACGCATCATCCACAGGTGTTGGCTTGGGAGTCGGTGCAGGTGCTGCTTCTTCTGTTGTGCGTGGTGATACTGCGCCAATATAATTTCCCGTCTTATCATCAATGCTCCAGATAAGAATTTTGATTAGCATGGTTTTACCAGTTAGCACGGAAAGCGACTCGTTAGTTGGATCTTTATCAAGTTTTGCCAATTTACCACCAGCGTTCTTGTCAATGTTTGCAAGCATCGCTTTGGCTTTGTCTGCTTTTTTGGGATTGCTATCCCATACGCGCACTTTCTGAAAAACCTTACGATTTTTGTACGCTTCGGGTTTTGCAATCGTCCATTCAACATTTATGTACTCATCGCCATTGTATTGTTCAATTGATGGCTTAGTAATAATCGCCAGCGCAGTGGTACCGTCTGGAATAAGCTCATACGATGCTGACGCTTCAAACTTTCCTGTCGCTTCTGTTGTTGCGCTTTTACCTTCGCTTGTTTGCCAAAAACTCATGATGTTTCTCCTACTTATTGATTGATGAATTGTGCTAATGGATTTACACCATAAGTCACTAAAATGTCGTCAGTTAAACCCATACGGTTTTTGCTAACAGATGATGCTTGGCTCGTGCATTGAATAATGCGCTCACCGCTACTTGTCGCTTTTGTTTTCTTCTGTTCGTCTTTTAATATAAAAGTTTCAAGACGCAGATAACCCACAAAGTCTACATCGTCGATGTAATGACTCTGCGATTTTTTTTCCATCTTTAAACCAAATTGCTGATACTGATCCGCATCTGGTAGACTAATTGTGTTTAGTTCTGCGTGTGACAAAAACACGATGTTCATGTCTTTTTGATCAGAAAGAATTTGACAGGCTTTACGCACACGTCCGTGCATAGAGCCAAGAGCTTGGTACCCAGCACCATAACCACCCATTGCTGTGGCTAGTGCTTTAGCGTTGCTGTCGCCTTTTGTTATTTCATCTGTAAACAAGCGATCTAATTTACTGATGCTGTCGATAATGACAGTTTTGTATTGGTGATCCTCTTTGATCAATGCCAATAATTGATTAAAGATGTCACTTCCTGTTTCTAAAATTGGGAATGCGTCTGGCATTGCATCAGCAGGAATTGAAGACAAGCCATCTTCAGCTCTTATAAAAATTGGCGCAGGAAACGTATTAGCCAAAGACGTTTTACCTGTACCAGCTCCACCGTAAATTGTGAACAAACGGTATCTGTTTACGGGTTTTGTAATGCTATTAAGTAAGCTCATTGTTGCTCTCCACATTGGGATTAAAAAAATAATTTCTTTACCGAGGTTGCTATTATCCGCACGCTGTTTATAATGTCAACATATTTTTTTATAACTTGAACAAAAGGAAATGACAATGCTTACGCCAGATCAAATCAAAACCAAACTCAAACCCATGAACATCAGTGAAGTATCACGATCAACAGACATTTCACGTTTAACGCTTCATCGCTTTATCCATGACATTGAAAAGCGCACCAGCTATGACATGATTAAAAAACTTTCAGACTATTTGGAATCTTTATGAGTCAAGATTTGCTCGACGCAATCCGTGCGGTGGGATTTAATCCTCCGCCATATATTAAGCAATCTGCCATCACAAGATTTCAAACGACAGGCAAAGACAAGTCGGGTTGGGTATCCATGTTCGCTGACGGTAAAGGCGCAGCATTTGGCGATTGGAAGTCTGGCGAGGTTCACTATTGGTTTCTTAATGGTCAAGCCTTAGCGAGCGATTATGATCGTGAAGAAGCATTAAAGAAAGCCAAGGAGGAGCGTGACTTTGCTTACGCCTCCGCTGCCTTTAATGCGCAAGAGCTTTACGCCAAGTTGCCAACGATTGAAAACCATGATTATTTGATACGCAAGAACATCAAGGCGGATTCTGGATTGCGGCTTTATGATAATCGCCTGGTCGTTCCCGTCTATGGTGCAAACGAAGAAATCCAGTCACTACAGTTTATTTCAGCAGATGGTGACAAGCGTTTTTACACGGGCGGCAAGATGCAAGGCGGTTACTATGTGATTGGAAGCCTAGGTGATACGGTTTTAATCACTGAAGGTTTTGCAACTGGAATGACGCTACATGAAGCCACAGGCTTTTGCGTTGTCGTTGCATTCAACGCGGGCAATTTGAAACCAGTGTGCGACATGATCCGCAAAGAATACAAAGGTCGCGTTTTGATCTGCGCGGATAACGATACGTCTGGCGTAGGTGTTGAGAAAGCCAATAAGTGTGGTGTTGAGGTTATTTACCCACCAATCGTAGGCGAAGACTTCAACGACATGGCAAACAACGCGGGAATTGAATCCGTTTACAATTTTGTGTGCGGAAGAAAACAAAGTTTGTTTGTGTCGGTGCAGGAATTAATGGCTAAGATGAAACCAGCCGATTGGGTAATAAAGGATGTGCTGGAACGAGGATCCAGCACACTCTTGTTTGGGGAATCTGGTTCTTGTAAATCTTTGGTGGCTTTAGATTGGGCGTTTTGCATTGGGAATGGCATAACATGGCACGGACGTATGACGAAGAAGGGTCTAGTCATCTACATCGCAGGTGAAGGTCATCGTGGTTTAGCTATGCGTATGCAAGCTCTAAAGCAAAAATACAATCGTGATCCAGATAACATTTATTTTAGCACAAAATCAGTCAATATGTTGAGCGCAGACGCGGTGCAACAAATCATCCAGATTATTGCTGAGATTACTGATCAAGAACCTTACGCTATCTTTATCGATACACTGCACAGAAACATGCATGGTGACGAGAATTCGTCTGAAGACATGGCAATGTATTTATCCAACATTGAAATGCTCACAAAGAAGTACACCAGCGCGATTGTGACTGTTCATCATAGTGGTCATGGGGATAAAGGTCGTGCGCGTGGTAGCAGTGCCATAAAAGCTGGTATGGATGCAGAGTTTTGCATGACAAAGAAATCCAAGATGGAGGTGACTTTTAGTTGCACTAAGTCAAAAGACTTTGCGGCAGGTAGCAACATGGAATTTGCGCTAAAGATTGTGCCGCTGGAAGGTGAATGTTTTTATGATGATTACCTGCAAGAGCAAATCGATGGTGTTTACTTGGAGTATGTGGGAGTCGCTCAAGAGGAAGTGTTATTAAAACCAGCTACGCAAAAATGTTTAGATGGACTAAAAAAAGCCATCGCAGCGACGCAAAATTTAGGTGGTTCCCGCACACTTTTGGGCGAACGGGAATTTGTGGTGTCCCGTGAGGAGTGGCGACCATTTGCGTATGAAGAAATTAAGAGCAATAACAGCAAGTCAAACTCCAATCGCTTCAATGAAGGACTAAAAGACCTTGAAAAACAAGGACTTGTAATGCGTGATGCTGGATATTACTGGTTAAGAAAAGATGTCCCGTGATTCCCGAATTGTCCCAAACGGGATTCGGGACAGTCGCCCATTAGATTCCCGCCCGTCCCACACTCTCTAAGAGAGTGGGGACGCGGGAACGGGAACGGGAATGTAGATGGGAATATTTTTTTGGGATGTGTTATAATTTGTACAGGTTGTGAAAGACCTGTTAAAAGATGAATGATTAAACAAAACCGAATTTAGAATCTGAGCCGCCATCATTCACGGCAACTTTCACCAGATTATGAAGACGGTTTTTTTTATGGGTAAAAAAAAATGTCAAATAGATCATTTGAAGGATTGGTGCCAAAAAATCCTGTTTATGCATGTGTTGGATCAATCGATCACGATGGCAGTTGGGATGTTTATTTTTCAAACTTTGATTTTGAAAACAAAACATGGGTAAATTTTAAATTGGTGTTTAATGGCAAAAGAAAAAACAAAGCAAATTTTTGGCTGTCATATAATTACGATGAGCATCGATTTGCTAATAACAGTTGTTACAGAGTATTGATTCAAACCTATGTGGATCTAATTCCAAAAATTATTTCTTTTATAGGCGAGAATAAAAATTGTTTTAGTGGTGTAGAATAAGTTTATGCCCACCACAAGCCAGTATTTTTATTTTTGGCGATTTATCAATGGCTGGTTTGTGGCTTGGGTTTAGTTATGAATGAAACATCTTGCGCGTTTATTCTAGGAACGTTATCGTGCTACAGACACATTTTATTGCAGGGTGTTTCATTGATAGTTAATGCTACTTAAACTGTTGTGTAGTTACTATCAGATCCTTGGTTAGTCGCCCGTTTAATCAAACTTGTACCGTAGGAAGTTTGGAATTGATTAAATGGGAGTTTTTACACCACGTTGTTTGCATCAATGACGTGGTGGTTTTTGCTATCACTAAACGCATTTAGGTGTTAGTGTTTTTAGTGATAGCGTGATGGCTATCGTGTTCATGTTTTAGTTTTCATTTCAATCACGCTAGGCGGAGAGCAGTCAATTACCTAGCGCGATGCCTTATTCTCAATAGGATCTTACATGGATTTTGAAAAGAAACTTAAGCGCAAAGATCGACGCGCACAAAAGTTTGTACAAGAAGTAACAACAACACCAAAGAAATCCCAGTTGCGTGCATTAAACAAAGCACAGCAACAATACATCAATGCCATTCGTGCAAACGTTATTACTTTTGCTGTCGGTCCGGCAGGGACGGGTAAGACGTATATCGCAGCGTCTTACGCAGCCGAGCTACTCGAAGAAAAGCTCATTGATAGCGTGATATTGACGCGACCAAACGTTGAAGCGTCGAGCAAAGGTTTTGGTTTTTTACCTGGCGATCTTGGTGAAAAGTTTGCACCGTACATGGAGCCGCTTTTAAGCGTGCTGGAGGAGCGTTTGGGAAAATCCTATACTGACCTATTGGTTAAGCGCGGACAGATCAAATTAAAGCCGCTGGAGTTCATGAGAGGCAGTACATTTAAGAACAGTCTGTGTATTTTAGATGAGGCGCAAAATACTACGCCATCGCAAATGAAATTATTTTTAAGTCGGATTGGTGATGACTGCAAAGTAATCATTGATGGTGACATTGCGCAGACAGACATTCGAGGTTTGTCTGGTCTTGCTGATGCAGTTGATCGGCTTTATGATGTGGATAAGATTGGTATCGTCGAGTTTGGTATTGACGATATTGTTAGATCAGAGATGTGTAAAGAAATCATTCTCCGTTACCGTTAAGGAGGTAGCAGTTATGGCAAGACCAACGAAGGGAGATTGGGATAAGGCGAAGGCGTTGTATGAAGCCGATAAGTCTTTACGTCAGATTTCCGATGAAACAAGAATTGATAATTCAAATATAGCTAAAAGAGCAAAAAAAGAAGATTGGCAACGAGGGGTTTTACCTAAGCTCATCGAAGATACTGCGCGAGTTCGCGAAGAATTTACCGCACTTTTACCGCACCAACAGCAAGTTGTTGAAGATGCGGTAATTGAAAGACTAAAACATGTGGAGTTCTTCAAGCGTTCAACGATGAAGAATTTGTCCACGATGATGCGCAAGATTGATGAAACGATCACCATTCAAGAGCATACGCAAGCACAGAATGCATTGCAAAAAGGAAAGGAAACAATCCTTGGCAAAGACATTGATACCGCCATTCAGATCAACAACACGCAACAAACCGCTGGTGACTTTAAAGGGTTGAGCGATGATGAGCTGGATACCATGCACTCATTGCTTCAAAAGGCGAGTGCGTGACACTGCTTGAAAAAGTTAAGGCTGAGAAGGCGCGACGATCTGCGTCGGCATCTTTGTACGAATTTGTTAAGCAGTCATGGCATGTGGTTGAGCCTGGTGTTCCGTTCATGGAGTCATGGCACATTGAGGAGATCTGCGAGCATCTCGAAGCAGTCAGTGCTGGCGAGATACATCGACTGTTAATCAACATTCCTCCGCGTCATTCCAAGTCAACGATTGTGTCAGTGATGTGGCCTGCATGGGAGTGGATCACCGATCCTGCTCAGAAGTTTTTGTGCGCGTCGTATTCTGGCACGCTGTCAACACGCGACAACTTGAAGACAAGACGACTACTCCAATCACCTTGGTATCAAGAGCGTTGGGGTCACATGTTCAAGTTTGCTGGCGATCAAAATGCAAAGCAACGTTTTGAGAATGACAAGACTGGCTATCGACTCGCAACGTCTGTTGGCGGTACGGCAACGGGTGAGGGTGGTTCGCGTTTAATACTGGATGATCCACATGGCGCACAGGCAGCTCAGTCCGAGGCGATGCGCGAGTCAGATCTCGAATGGTTTGACATGGTGTGGTCAACACGGCTTAACAATCCGAAGACCGATGCGATGGTGACGGTTATGCAACGTCTGCACGAGCGTGACATCAGCGGTCATATCTTAAACGACATCAAAGGCTGGGAGCATATCTGTATTCCTGCTGAGTACGATGGCAAGCGACGCAAGACCATCCTTGGCGAATATGATCCACGCACAAAGAAAGGGGACTTGATTTGTCCTGATCGGTTTGGCGTAAAAGAAATCACCATGCTTAAGCAATTGCTCGGCACTTATGGTACAGCGGGACAACTTCAACAGGATCCTGCGCCAGTGTCTGGTGGGATTCTTAAGACAAAACACTTTGGCTTATGGTCAGCCGATGATGGCTTGCCTCCGTTTGAATATATACTTCAATCTTATGACTGCGCGTTCACCGAGAAGACAACAGGCGATCCAACGGCTTGCACAGTTTGGGCGATATTCACACATGAAGGGTTGCATAACGCAATGCTCATTGATGCATGGGATGAACATCTCAGCTACCCAGATTTGCGTGCTAAAGCCATCAAAGACTGGGGTACCGAGTACGGTGGAATGTCAAAAGAGTCACCGCATTCACGCGCACGTCGTCCAGATCGTATCTTGGTCGAAGCGAAGGCAAGTGGTCAGTCACTCTTGCAGGATCTGCGATTGGCGAAAGTTCCAGCAGTGGGTTATAATCCTGACAGAGCAGACAAGATTTCACGCGCACACCAAGCTGCACCTACACTTGAGCTAGGATTATTGTGGATACCGGAGTCGAAGAAGAATCGTGGTCAACCCGTTAGTTGGGCGGCTGCATTTTTAAAACAACTCGCTAAGTTTCCTGTTGCCGAGCATGACGACTATGTTGATACCTTCACGCAAGCCATCATCTATTTCAAGAACGATAGATGGTTTGAGCTACCTGAAGCCAAAGACTATGACGATGTGCCAAGCAAAGCGAAACCGAGAATCAATCCTTACGCGGTGTAGACATGGCAGACTTAAAAGATTTAGCAGAACAATATGGTGTATTAAAAGACAAATTAAATGCACAAAACTTTGAAGACAATGACTCAATGATTGCATCGACAATCTTGCATCCCGTTGAAGCGGCAAAGCGTTACGGGCAACATTTAAACGATATGTATGCAATTGCAACAGACCAGCTAACAGATGCAGAACTTGCAGCCGCTAAAGATGCTGGTTATGACGAAGAAAGTTATCCGCTATACGCAATGGAGCATCCAATATTCAGAACTGACGCACAAAAAGCTGAAGCAGGAATGGAGTTTGCTGGTCTTGCGCAAACAGGTGCAATGCCGTTTGCTCCTGCATCAGCAGGTGGTACGCTTGGTATGGCAATCAAAGCCTATCATGGTACGCCACATTTGTTTGACCGGTTTGACATGTCAAAGATTGGAACAGGTGAAGGTGCGCAAGCGTATGGGCATGGACTTTATTTTGCAGAAAATCCTTTGGTTGCAAAAACTTATATGACAGCAGGTGTTCCAGTTGATGAGTATCAAAATAAAATATTTTTAAAAAAATACAATGCTGATATTGCAAAATTAAGAGGTGATAAAGAAAAAGAAGCTGCTTTGTTGCAAGAAATAAAAGATATGGAAGCGCAAAAAGGCGGAAACCTCTACGAAACCTCAATCCGTTGGCCTAACGCAGAGCGTGAAGCAATGGATCCACTTGGGGAACATCATTTGCTAGACTGGGATCAACCCGTTGAAAGTTATGTTGGCAAAGCAATACCAAGAAAGATTCAAGAGTTACAGAATGCGCGTGACGCGATTTCATCTAAATACGACAATGGCGAATTCAATCCAGATGATTTGTTTGCCAATACTTACAATTTTCCAAGTCGTGAAGATCAAATTGCAATGGAAAAGATTGCTGAAGAAATCAACATGCACAAGAACATGTCACCAGCGTTTGAGAAAGGCGCAGAAGGGTCGGTCACTTATCATAAACTAGCCAAGATGCTTGGATCACCAGAAAAGGCGGCTGAGTATTTACACAGCATTGACATACCTGGTCTTAAATACTTAGACGCAACATCGCGTAGCACTGACAAAGGCACAAGAAATTACGTCATGTTTGGTGATGAATATCCAGAAATTATAAAACGTGCTGGTAGTTTGGATGAGTTGCAAGAAAAGTATGCAGAAGGTGGGATTGTAAAAGCACAAGACCAAAACGAGAACCTTGGCAAACTTGCCGAGATGCTTGGCAGTGCGCGTGACGTTGGCAATCAATACACAGTTCCAAGCTGGGTGCCACTAGCCGGTGGCGTAGGTGCTGGTGATTTACTCATGGGCAAAACACCAGAGGAGATTGAGAACTGGTCTTATGGCAATGCACCAATGCAGATACCAGAGATGAGCAACGTACCACAGTTTAAACGTGGTCGTGCGCAGTCACTTGCTGATGCGATGACAACATTAGCACCAGGCGTTAAGGCAACGGAAGGTTTGCCAGCAGGATTATCATTCATTGGACCTAAATCAAGAAACTGGGATAAGGTAGCTGCTGAATTAGCCGCTAAGAAATTAGATGAAGGCGCAGATCCAGCAGAAGTGTGGCGCGAGCATTTGATTGGTCGTATGCCGGATAAGACTTTGTTTAGTGAAATTAGTGATAAGGATGCGCAAGCCATACCAAAAGATAAATGGTCATGGGCAAATTCTGAAGATTTGCGACGAGGTGAAAGAATAATGGATCCAGTATCAGCATTTTTATCTCATCCAGAATTACATAATGCGTATCATGGCATGATTGATTTTGGTGATAACAATCGTCGCCTTATGATGAATGTATCGCCAGAAAGAAAAGGTGGTTTTTTTGGAGATGATATTATTGGTGTTGGTATGGTTGATGATGCTATTGATAAATCAACAGCTATGCATGAATTGCAACACGCTATTCAAGACCAAGAAGGTTGGGGTCAAGGTGGTGATTTAGGATCTGCTGCATCTTTTTACATTGAAAACCATTTATCGCCAAAATTAAAAGCGTTAAATACTTCACTTATTGAAAATGGAAAATTGCGTGACACAATTACCAATGAAGATGAGTATGTTGCAAATGTTTTGCGCCATAAACAAATTGCCGCAGAGCGTGACAAACTTAATGATGAAATCAGCAATATTGAAAATAATCAAGCACCAAAACTTAGATTATATAATCGTCTAGCAGGCGAAGCACAAGCACGCGCAACACAAGATCGTCTTGACATGGACATGGCGCAACGTCGTGAAAACTATCCACTTGCTGGTGGCAAACTGTCTGATATTCCATTAAAGGACTTGATTTATAAGTATGAGGGTGATGGGCCGTCGCTTGATGTTGAAGGCTACGCACAAGGCGGCAGAGTAGACAAAGACAGTTTGCAGTTAGACAAACCACAACGCACGCCAAACCATCCAACCAAGTCACACATTGTGAAAACAATGGTTGATGGCAAAGAGAATATCATTCGCTTCGGTGAGCAAGGTGCTGAAACAGCAGGCAAGCCAAAAGAAGGTGAGTCAGATCGCATGACAGCAAAGCGTGAATCATTCAAGGCACGTCATGCAAAGAACATTGCCAAAGGCAAGAGCAGTGCCGCGTACTGGGCAGACAAGGTTAAGTGGGCAGAAGGAGGGGAAGTGGATAACGGTTACGCTAAAGGTGGCGAAGTTGACGCAGCAATAGAAGACTATAAACAATTGTTGTCTGGATACCCAAATGCAGAAAAGTTTTTTACTGGGCTAAAAGATGCTGCTTACAGATCGGTACCCACTACCGAGCAAATGCGCGATCCTAATTTCATCATAGACAATGCTGGTTTTGGTGGGATCATCAAACCAAAGGGTGGCAATTTTGTTAAAGGTGCAAGTTATTACATAACACCAGAAGACGCAGCCATGCGTTATTCACAATATGTTGATCCAGATGTTGCATCCGCTGCATTGTCTGGAAAATATAGTCCTACGTCTTATGAATATAAAGATACAATTCCTAAAGTAGCAGTCAACGATTGGTTGCAACAAAAGCTGGCTAAATATATTAAAAACGAAATGGGTACGCCAGAAGATCCGGTTCGACGTATTGCCGAGGAATGGCCTGCCAAACGTGACGTGCTTATCAGTCAACAAAAGTCAAAGATACCAAACCTCCAAGAGTTTGCCGCTAAGTATGAAGAAATGGGATTGCCATCAGAAGTGATTGCTAATCGCATGGCTAATGCACAGCGTGAAACTGCTGGAATTCAAGATAAGATCTCAGAGCTTGAGAACTATAATCCTTTGCATTACACGCCCAACAAAGAAATATCACCATACAATGATGTTGAAGAATTAAGAAAAAAAGCAGGCTACCCAGTAGAAGGGATTGCTAAATCAGATTTAGCTAAACTTTGGGAGCATTACGCTGACAATGCGTTTACTGTTGACAAAGCAAAAGAATTGCTTGATACAAGTCCTAGATATTTACAAGCAAATCCTTGGCTTGAATCAGTGCCAGAAAACCAAAATGTTTACGCTATAAAAAGCACTGATACTAATGACACAGGTTTTTACGATTTAGCAAATAAACTTCGCAATGCAACACATCCAGACACCGATCTCCCAGACTTCCTGCGCATAGATCCAGCAAAGCTCAGTCGTGTTTCCATGCCACAGGCTGTTGAGCATGTTGCTAAAATCAACGCATGGCGTGAAGCTGAGAAGCTCAAAGAGGGTCGCAACGCTGCAACCGTAATGCACAAAGAATATCCCGATCAAGGGTTGGCTTGGATGCAAATGAAAATGCCAGAGCCTACATTGCAAGAAGGGCATTACCTTGGTGAGGACAGTCGTGGTAATCCAGCGGTGCTTGATGCTAGTGGTGGCGAGTGGGCAAGTGCGTCAACACCAGAAGAAGCATTGGCAGATTACCGTATTGCAGAAAGACGTGATGCACTACAAGCCGCACTGAAGTTTGAAGGCGATACGATGGGTCATTGTGTTGGTCAGTATTGTGATGAGGTTGGTAGCGGCAAGTCCAACATCTATTCATTGCGTGATAGACGTGGTGAGCCGCATGTGACGATTGAAACTAGCAAACCTGCCGACGAATATTTGTATTACAACATGTTGATGGACAAATTACCTTACGATGAACAAGCTAAATTAATAACAGACGTGCGTGAATATAATGCCGCTAATCCTCATTTAGGTATGAAAAAATCCGCAATAAATTTTATGAAAGATCTTTACGGACCTCCTCAAGAAAAAATTGTTCAAATCAAAGGCAAACAAAACGCTGCGCCTAATGAAAAGTATTTGCCTGCTATTCACGACTTTGTGCGCTCAAAAGATTGGTCGAGTGTTGGGGATTTTGAAAACACGTTATTAACAGATTTAAATAAAAGTGGAAGTCAAATGCATCCAGAGTTGTATAAAGCAGCAACCGACAAATACGGTAGGTTTGTTACTGATGACGAATTAAATTCTCTGCGTGATGAATTTTATGAAAGAAATAAAGACATACCTCTTAAAGGTTTTGCAAAAGGCGGCAGCGTGCAAGCACTACACGACAAGTACGAAGAAAGTGACTATGGTTATGGCAACAGACCAGACAAAACAAAGAAAGGACTAGGCTACTTCGGAGAGCTTGAGCGTCCAGACGGTACAGGCGTGATGACTGAATATTCAATTGGCGTGCCTATCAATGGTAAAGAAATGGACGTACCAACGCTGGTGCCTACGCTAACACTTGACGAGATCCGTCTTATTCTTCATTTGCAAGAAGGTGAAGACATGCCACGCAGTATTGTGCATAAAGCCATTGACCATGCACATCAACGCTTATCACAAGGCAAACCCATCTTTGCAACAGAAGAAGACTTGTACGCGCACGGTGGTATTGTTGACGTGCTTCATAACGATGCGATTGAGCAAATCATGAAAGCATTTATAGACAGCATGGAGGATGAGCAAGAAGAAGAAGAACCGGCTGCTGTGTCTATCCAGATAACCACACATTCGCAACCACTAAAAAGTGGTAAGATACCCACATCAATAAGAGAGGCAAAGCATGGCTAAAAAAATTGAAGACGATTACATTGATGATGAAGACGAGTTGGAAGGTGAAGACGTAGAGTTTGATCCTGACGAAGAATCTGACGTTGAAGACACAGAGGATGGCGGTGCTATCCTTAAACTCAAAAACGAAAAAGACGAAAAAGAACAGTCAGCGCATTTTGCTAACATCATCGATGAAGTAGATCAGTCAGACTTGTCTGACATGATTGAGGATCTGCTAGAAAAGATTGATCGCGATAAAGAAGCACGCGAAAAACGCGACAAGCAATACGAAGAAGGTTTGCGCAGAACAGGTCTTGGTGATGATGCACCAGGTGGCGCACAGTTTACTGGTGCAAACAAAGTTGTGCATCCAATGCTGGTTGAAGCATGCGTGGATTTTTCTGCGCGTGTGATGAAAGAGATCTTTCCCGCTAACGGTCCTGTCAAAACAAAGATACTAGGCGAGCAGGAAAAAGAAAAACTTGCAAAGGCGCAACGCAAAGCAGACTTTATGAATTGGCAGTTGACTGAGCAGATGCCAGAGTTTAGAGGCGAGCTAGAGCAGCTTAGTACGCAGTTGCCACTGGGTGGTGGTCAATATCTCAAGTTAATGTGGAACAATCAGTACAAGCGACCACAAGCAGAATTTATCGCTATTGAAGACGTTTACCTGCCATTTGCTGCAACCAACTTCTATTCAGCAGAGCGCAAAACGCATGTGCAATACATCACCAAGATGGAATACGCACGTCGCGTTAAAGCGGGTATGTATATCGATGTTGACTTGGGTTACGCAAGTGAACCAGAGTTTAGTAAATCATCACAAGCCAACGACAAGATTGAAGGCAGAAAGGAAAGCAGCTACAACGAGGATGGACTTCGCACCATTTTTGAAGTCTACACGTTCTTAGACTTTGGTGATGGTATGGAACCATATATCTTAAGTATTGATAAAACGACCAGCGAAGGTTTGTCGCTTTACAGAAACTGGGAGCCAGACGATGAAAACAGAAAAGAGCTAGACTGGATCATTGAGTTTCCTTTTGTTCCTTGGCGTGGTGCTTATCCAATTAGTTTGACACAAATGATTGGTGGCTTGTCAGGTGCGGCTACTGGTGCATTGCGTGCATTGCTTGATTCAGCGCACATTCAAAACGTGCCAACGCTACTAAAGCTCAAAGGCGGTCCTAACGGTCAGACTATCAACGTGCAACCAACAGAAGTTGTTGAGCTTGATGGTGGCGCAATGGTTGATGACGTGCGCAAGATTGCTATGCCACTGCCATTTAACGGTCCATCACCTGTACTGTTTCAATTGCTTGGATTCTTAGTGGATGCCGGAAAAGGCGTGATTCAAACATCGTTTGAGAAGCTATCAGATCAGAATCCAAATCAGCCAGTTGGTACAACAATGGCGTTGATTGAGCAAGGCATGGTGGTATTCAGTTCAATTCATGCGCGTTTGCACAACTCGATGGATCGCGTGCTAAAAGTATTGCATCGCATTAACTCTGCGTACTTAACAGTTGAAGACTTGAAAGCATACGAGGCTGGACTTGAAATTGATCCGTCAGACTTTGACGGCCCGATGGACATCATCCCAGTCAGTGATCCTGCTATCTTTAGCGAAACGCAACGCTTTGCACAAAACCAAGCGATTTTGCAACGCTCGCAATTGTTCCCGCAGATGTACAATCAACGCAAAGTTGAGGAAGCGTTCTTAACGGTCATGAAGTTATCGGCTGATGATTACTTGCAACCCGAACCCGGAAAAGAGGATATGGATCCTATTTCCGAAAATGTTGCAGCGTCAATGGGAAGACCAATCTATGTGCTACCCAAACAAGATCATCTAGGTCACTTGATGACGCACATGGCATTTTTGCAATCACCGTTGTTTGGCAAAAATCCTGCTATCATTACGAACTATCTTTATCCTATTTCACTTCACTTGCGTGATCATCTATTGAACTATTACTTAACCGAATCACACAAAGCAGCATCTAAGGCAGAAAAAGATGATGTGATTGGCAATGATGTATCTGAGCAAGTTAGCTTGATGATGAAAGTGCAACAATTTATCGAGCAACAATTAGATGGGTTTGGTCAAGAGCTTGCAACGATTACGCAAGAAGCACAGCAGTACAAACCACAACCACAATTGCCACCCGATAACACCATGCAGGTTGCACAGCTCAACGCGCAAACACAACAGGCTGCGATGCAACAACGTGCGCAATCTGATCAGGCTAAATTGCAAATTGAACAAGCTAAATTACAACAGTCGCAACAAACTGATCAAGCCAGAATGCAACAATCACAAGAACTTGAAAAAGCAAAACTTCAGTTAGCTGCTCAAGAAAACATGATGGAGATGCAACGTGATGCACAACGTGAAATGGCAAATGCAAAACAAGCTGCATTTGAAGCGCAGGTAGAAAATCAACGCTCTGCTGCTGAAATGCAGGCAAGAGAGCGTATGAACGCTGCTGACAACGAAACAGCGATGCGACTTGCGCAAGCTGAGATCATAAGCGGTGAAAAGTTTGGTGTCAGCACTGGCACTGGAATTAATCCTAATCCTTAATGGAGATATGACATGAGTGATACAAAAGGCAAAGAAGTACCCATGACTGGCGCATGTGTTAAACAACACAAACGCATGGCAGCCGGTGAAAAGTTAGATGGACAAAAAATGCCAAGTGCGCCAAAAGAGTCTAAGACTCCTGCATGAACATTGAGTCAAAATTACTCAATCGCCTTAAAGAGTCACAGCTTAGATACAGCGTTGACTCTTTAAAGCAACCAGTACAGCGCGATGCTTTTGAGTATGGGCATCGCACTGGTGTGGTAGCAGGTTATGAAGCTGCCATCAACGTACTCTTAACTTTAATTGACGAGGAAAAATATCGTGACAACGATTTATGAGAATGCTTTAGCTGAGGCTTTCCCTGCTGTAGAAGCAGGCATCCAGCCTTTTGGGAGCCGCGTTCTGGTTCAGATTCGTACTCCAAAAAGTACATCGGCTGGCGGCATTATTTTAAGTACCGACACAAAAGACACAGAGAAGTGGAACACACAGGTGGCAAGAGTTGTGTCGATAGGTCCGGTGGCTTTTAAGAATCGAACAACCTTAGAGTCATGGCCTGAAGGTGATTGGTGTCAAGTAGGTGACTTTGTGCGTGTAGCTAAGTATGGTGGTGATCGATACGAGGTACCAGTAAACAGCAACGAATCAGCAATGTTTGTAATATTCAACGACTTGGATATTATCGGCAAGGTTTTAACAGATCCACTAAAAATTAAAGCATTCATCTGATAGGAGATGGCGATGGCAAACGAAATATTAAATGAAGACGACGAATTTGATAACGAAGACAATGACAGCGACATTGTTATTGTTACGGATGATTCAGATGATGAGGATCAAGACGAGCGAATTCTTGGCAACGATGCAAATGATGATGAGCGTGCCGCTATTCGTGAACGTCGCAGAAAAGAAAAGCTAGAACGCAAAGACAGAAAAGACACAGCAATCAAACGCGACAAGATGGAGCTTGATTTCCTTCGTAAGCGTAATGACGATTTAGAGCGCAGATTAACCGCACAAGAAACTCGCGCACAAAAATCTGACATCAACAACATTGACTCGCATTTGCAACAAGCCGTGAACGAAGTTCACATGGCAGAGCGTGTAATTGAGAAAGCAGTTGATGCTGGCAATGGAGCAGATGTTGCGCAAGCTATTCGACTTCGTGATCAAGCTATTGCGCGTGCAAAAGAGATTCATGCAATAAAACAGCAAGCAGAACGTCAAAGCGCACCGCAACAACCATCGATTGATGAGCTGACTATGTTCCATGCGCGTGAGTTTATGGAAGATCATAAATGGTACGATGCAACAGGTGATGACGAAGATTCTGCTGTTGTACTTGCTATTGATAAACGTCTTGCAAAAGAAGGATTAGATTCGCGCACTGAAGAATACTGGGACGAATTGCGCAATCGGATTGAAAAAAGATTGCCACATAAATTTGGTAGACAGGCAGGACGCACACCGCGTGGCGGTCCTAACGTGGGTTCTGGTCGCGAACATGCACCAACATCAACGCGCAAAGAGATTTACATTAGTCCAGAAAGAAAACAGGCATTAATGGAAGCTGGCGTTTGGGACGATGCGACATTAAGAAATAAATATGTCAAGCGTTACGCTGAGTACGATAGAAAGAATAAAAATTGATTTTTAAAAATTTTTTACTATATAATTTACACAACCGCTGAAAGGAGCGAGTCATATGACAACAACAGACGAACGCATTAGATCAAACAAACCCGCTGGAAACGATATTCGGACAAGTCGCACGATGAAAGATCGAGCCATTGAAGAAAATCGGGAAGTCACAGACGATGAGCGAGTAGAAATGTTCCGTCAACAATTTTTTAATTCGTCTTTACCGGATTTACCCAGTATCGATGGCTGGCACACCTGCTGGCTAACAACGACGAATCCAAGAGATTCAATCCACACGCGCATGCGTTTAGGTTATGAAGCAATTAAGCCAGAAGATATTCCTGGCTGGGAATATGCCACACTTAAAACAGGCGACTGGACAGGATTTATTGGTGTGAATGAGATGCTTGCATTCAAATTGCCAAACTCATTGTACTTTAAGTATATGAAAGAAGCTCATCACGATGCGCCACTCCGCGAAGAAGAAAAACTTACGGACACCGCAGAGTTTTTAGAGCAAACCGCAAAAGCATCAAAATCACGTTTGTCTATTGGTGAAGGTAATTTGGAGTTAGGCGATGATAGAGAGGCTCTTTTTGACCTCTAACCAATCTAATTTCTAGGAGCTATTATGTCTACAACAAGCGCACCTTATGGCTTTAGACCTGCTTTCCACAACAGTGGTCAGATGCGTCCAAAAGCCTATACAATCGCAAGCACTTACGCTGCGTCTATTTACTCTGGTGATCCAGTTAAATTAGTCACCGCTGGTACAATTCAACTTGGTACTTCTGACGGCACACGCACAGGAACTACTGACGGCATTTCATTACTTGGTATTTTTGCTGGTGTTGAATATTATGATTCAACTGGTAAACCAACCATTGCTCCATTTTGGACTGGTGGTACTACTGGCACACAAATTGTTGCTTGGGTTTATGATGATCCAGAAACCATTTATGATGTTCAATTTGCAAACCCAGGAACAGCAGGTACTGATTCAGTACAAACTGCTGTGGGTGCAGAATGCGACTGGCGACCAACAGCAGGTGGTTCAACTGCAACAGGTATCAGCTCAACTTATTTAGCGGCAGAATCAGCTACATCCGGCCAATTCCAAATCACCGGTTATGCTTATCTTGTTACCGATTCACCAACTGATGCATTTGTAAACATGAGCGTTCGCTTGAACGAATCACAATACAAAGCACCTGTTAACACAGTAAGCTAAAGGAGATTATAAATGGCTACTCCTATGAGAAGTACGGACTTTAGATCCGTAGTAGAACCAATCCTAAATGAAGTTTTTGATGGTGTTTACGATCAACGTGCTGATGAATGGAAACAGGTTTTCACCGAGCAAAAAGGTATTGCGCGTAACTATCACGAAGAACCAGTTCTTTATGGATTTGGCGCAGCACCTGAATTACCTGATGGTATGGCTGTTACTTATCAATCAGGTGGTGTGTTGTTCTTACAACGTTACTTGTACAAAGTTTACGGTCTTGCGTTTGCATTAACCAAAGTATTGGTTGAAGACGGTGATCATATCCGTATTGGTCAAACATACGCTAAACACTTAGCGCAATCTTTGGTTGAAACAAAAGAAACATTAGCGGCTAACATTTTGAACCGTGCTTTCAACGGCTCATATACTGGTGGTGATGGCGTATCTTTGATTGCAACAAACCATCCAATTGTTTCTGGTACATTCAGCAATCAGTTAACTACTGCCGCTGCATTATCACAAACATCTTTGGAACAATTGTTAATTCAAATTCGCAACGCTGTTGACAACAACGGTAAACGTATTCGCTTAACACCAAAACAAATCGTTACCGGTCCAAGCAACGTATTCCAAGCTGAAGTGTTATTGAAATCAGTTTTGCGTGCTGGTACCGCTGACAACGACATCAACCCTGTTAAATCTTTAGGTTTACTAGGTGACGGTCAAGCTAACTTATCTCGTATCACTTCGACAACTGCATGGTGGATTCAAACTGATGCACCTGAAGGTTTGAAACTGTTAATGCGTCGTCCATTAGAAAAATCTATGGAAGGTGACTTTGAAACAGACTCAATGCGCTACAAAGCGACAGAGAGATACGTTCTCGGCTGGACTGATCCAAGAGGAATTTTTGGAACGGCTGGCGTTTAATTGACGGAAGGGAGCTTCGGCTCCCTTTCTTTATTTCCGGAAAACAATAGGATATGCTGACAGTTCCGGCTGACGACATGCAGACACATATCCACAACTCGCATGTGAGGAATCAAAATGGCTTCAACTACCTTTACAGGACCAGTCACTTCTTTAAATGGCTTTATCGGTCCAGACGCAACAGTTTCACTGACAGCGGCATCTACTTTAACTGCTGCACAAAGCGGTCAGGTTTTCTTTTTAAACTCTGCAACAGAATTTGTAACTACACTTCCTGCACCTGCGGCTGGTTTAAATTACACATTTATTGTTACTGCTGCTCCTTCTGGCGCAAGCTACACCATCGTTACTGCATCAAGTGCTAACATTATCAAAGGTCAAGCTGTTAACGCTGCTGGCGTTGCTGGTGATACCGGTACTGCTGATGACACCATTTCTTTTGTTGATGCACAAGCTGTTGCTGGCGATCAAGTTACTGTGATCAGTGATGGTACATCGTGGTTTGCAAAAGCGTTTTGCGCGGTTGCGGCTGGTGTGACATTTACACAAGCAAGCTAATTTGATGAGGCGTTAATTCGCCTCATTTTAATCAACAGGGGAGCATCATGGCTGACGTAGTAGCATCACAAACATTGCTTGACGGTGAACGATTGTTTATTGGCAAGTTTACAAATATCTCTGACGGCACAGGTGAAACTGCTGTTGTCAAAATTAATCCATCAACACTTAGCGTGAACGCTTATGGTCGCGCATGTAATGGCGTTAAGATTAATAAAATATGGGCAACCACGCATGGCATGGAAGTCCGTATTTTATGGGACGCAACAACAGATGTTTTTGCATGGATGATTCCGCAAAATACCAATTATCTAATGGATTTTTCTAGTTTTGGTGGTTTGCAAAACAATGGTGGAACAGGTGTTAACGGCAACGTGTTATTCACAACATTAGATATGTCTGCCGGTGATATGTACACAATTGTCATTGAGTGCATTAAAACTTATGCAAACGCATAACAGAGGATACGATCATGGGCGCAACATTAAAATACGGTGAGTTTGAATTTGGACCGCAAATGCATTACAGCAAAGGCGGTGCGTGTGGATATAAAGAAGGGGGCACAGTTAAAAAAGCAATGGGTGGATCATGTGGTGGCTACAAAGAAGGTGGCACCGCTAAGAAAGCATCATCATCTACTATGTGCAAAGCAAAAGGTGGCAAAGTAGCTCCTAAAATGTGCAAAGCAGAAGGCGGAAAGGTAGTTGAAAAAGCTACTGGTGAAAAGTACGCCAGCAAAAAAGCAATGATGCAACATGAGAAACGTGAATCACCACGCGAGCAACGCAAGGAAATGATGAAAGGAAAAATTCCTGTTCGCAAGTCAGTTCCTGTGGCATCACAATCGCCTTTAATTGCCATGAAAAATGGCGGTAAAATTTCAGAAGCTAAAGTTGGCAAAGTGATGAACGAGTTTAAAGATGGCGATTTGCATTCTGGAAGTAAAAAAGGACCGGACGTGACTAATTCAAAGCAAGCGTTAGCGATTGCATTGTCTGAAGGTCGCAGAGCAATGAAGAAAAAATAGATTTTACACCGACTATTCAATTATAATTGGATAACACGGGCAACTGTATCAGTATGCCGTCAAGACTTTTAAACTGAGGTTACGATGGCATATTCTGACAGCATTTCTAATACAACATTTAACGCTCTGAAGGTAGTGGATCACGCCTTTAGACGTTGCCGATTAACAGCGCAGGCGATTACTGCTGAGATGCAGGATTATGCTTTGGATTCGCTGTATCTTTTCTTGTCTGAACTAGCAAACATCAAACCACCGAGCTGGTGCATTGAGAAGGTCATCCTTCCAATGTACGAAAATCAGCCAATTGTGACACTTCCAATTGGCACCGTTGATGTACTAAATTTAAATTATCGTGTCTTGCAGTTATTGTCAGGCGCAGAAACTATCACATCCACCAGTTATAAAGTTGATTTTACATCACAGACTGTTGTCACCACTGTGGGTATCAACTGGTCAGCAAATTCGGTTGCGGTTACGTTTCAAGTCAGTGATAACGGATCAACATGGATAACCGTTGGATCATCTAATGTCACGGCTGTTGCTGGTGATATTGTTTGGACTGATATTTCTGCGGCTAAGGCGTATAGTTATTTTAGAATAACGTCAACGAGTCCGATGAGCTATTACGCTATTACGCTTGGCAATATGCCACAAGAAATTCCACTTGGATTACTTAACCGCGACGACTACGTTAATCAAAGCAACAAAGTTTTTCCTTCTCGCCCAAACTCTTATTGGTTTCAACGTGACTTGCCAAGTCCAGTGGTCAATATCTGGCCTGCACCATTTCTTGCGGCAGAGCAAGCGCAGTTGATCCTTTGGCGGCAAAGACAGATTATGGACACCACAAACCTTCAACAAGACGTAGAAGTTCCTCAGCGTTGGCTTGAAGCCATTGTAAATGGTCTTGCTGCGAGAATGGCGGCAGAAACACCCGCAGTTGATGCTAATTTAATTCCAGTGCTTGATCAAAAGGCGGCTATGTCAATGCAACGTGCATGGGATGGTGACAATGATGGTAGTCCAACAAAAATTAATCCTGGCATTGGCTGTTACACAAAATGAGCATTTATTTAGACACAACAGGAGAACCTACACTTGGCATTGGAATATGTGCCAGATGTTCGCGTAAATTCAAATTAGCTGAATTGCATCCTGATCCTAATTACCCAAACTTAATGGTGTGCAAAGAAGATACCGACGAATACGATCCTTATCGTCTTGCACCAAGACCGCCAGATCAAATTGTGTTGCCATTTAATCGACCAGACGTTTCACTTAACACGCATCCTGCTGGTGTAATCCAAGAGGCTGGCGACGAATTTTTCATTACCGAAGACGGTAATTCTTATCTGGAGATGTAAAGAATGTCTGACGTACCAAGTAATTTAATTCCCACACGGATAACGCAGCTACCACTAGCACCTGTTGCATCAGAAGACAGTTTGATGATGATTGTCTACAACGGCAATAATTATCAAATCAGAGTTGGAGATCTTTTGAGTGTTGCTGGTGTTCCTACAACACGGCAAGTTATCGCTGGCACCAGTTTAACGGGTGGCGGTCAATTAACTGGTAATGTGACACTTAGTGTTGCCACTGGTGGCATTACTAGCACACAGTTAAGTGCCACAGGCGTTGCTGCTGGATCTTACGGTGATGCCACAAATATTCCTGTTTTTACCGTAGATTCAACTGGTCGCGTCACTGCCGCATCAACGATTGCCGCAACGATTACTGGCTACGTTCCTACCACACGTCAAGTGATTGCTGGCACTGGTTTAACTGGTGGCGGTCCGTTAAACGCAAATGTGACGCTTGCCGCTGATTTATCTGATAGTTTACCTTTAGCTGGATTGACTACTGGATCGGCTGGTGTTGCCACATCTATGTCACGATCAGATCACAAGCATCCGCAAGTGGATTTATCGAGTGCTAATGAAGTTGAAAATATTCTTGGCTTAAGTCATGGCGGTACTGCAAAAAGCATTGTACCGATGGCAGGTGCTGTTGTTTGGTCTGGTGCTGATGGTCTTTATGTTAGTGCGGCTGGAACGGCTGGGCAAGTTTTAGTTTCTGGCGGATCTTCTGCGCCAACATGGGGTTCAGCTATTATTCTTTCTGACCAACCTGCTAACGTGGTTTATGCCGGTCCTGCAAGTGGAGCCGCTGCACCAACATTGTTTCGCGCATTAGTTAACGATGATTTACCTGCTTCTAGTGTTACTGCTAATACTTATGGTTCTTCAACCACAGTTCCAGTCATCACCGTCAATTCTAAAGGTATTGTTACTAGTGTTACAACGTCGGCAATCAGTAGCGGAGTCACCAGCGTAGGCGGTACAGGAACAGTTAACGGTATCACTTTAACAGGAACAGTGACAAGTACGGGAAATTTAACGCTCGGAGGTACACTTAGCGGTGTTAGTTTAACAACGCAGGTATCTGGTACGCTTCCGGTATTAAACGGTGGAACTGGCACAACAACGCCAGCGTTAGTAGCCGGTTCAAATGTAACTATTTCCGGAACATGGCCAAACCAAACTATTAATGCAACCGCGTCGGGTGGATCTGTGACAACGGTTTCAGTTGTTAGTGCTAATGGTTTTGCTGGTACGGTAGCAGATGCAACAACAACACCAGCTATAACACTTACAACAAGCATTTCTGGAATGCTAAAAGGAAGCTCTAGTGCATTGGTTGCTGCTACCGCTGGAACTGATTTCAGCGCAGGAACTTCAGCACTTGCAACAGGTATTTTAAAAAGCACGACATCGACAGGTGCATTGACGATTGCTGTTGCCGCAGACTTTCCAACACTTAATCAAAATACCACAGGTACAGCAGCTAATTTAACTTCGGCAACCACATTGCCAAGCGGTATGACTTTAGTCGCACCTATATTAGGAACGCCTGCGAGTGGAACTCTTACAAATTGTACAGGTTATACTTATGCAAATCTGAGTGGTACAGTTCCTACATGGAATCAAAACACAACAGGCACAGCCGCAGGTCTTTCTGCTACCTTAGCTATTGCATCTGGTGGAACTAATTCAACAGCAACACCAACTGCTGGTGGTGCAGGTTATGGTACTGGTACAGCGCACGCTTACACAGCGGCAGGAACAGCAGGTCAGGTGTTAACATCGGCAGGCGCAAGCGCACCAACGTGGAGTGGTATTAACGGAGGCACATTCTAATGATTGGCGAGCTAATTACTAAAGTATTTGATGAGCGCAATGCAAGTCATGCAAGGCATTGGACAACTGATTCTTATGCACAGCATCAGGCATTGGGCGAGTTTTATGATGAATTGATAACACTAATTGATAAATTTGTTGAAGCACAAATTGGAACTTTTGGTAAAATTGAAGAAATTCCAAATGATGATCCGCATATTGAAAAGCTCATTCGTGACAATTTATCTTGGATAAATGACAATCGTAGTGAATTATCAAACAATGTGCCAGCACTTGAAAACATATTAGACGAACTAGCGGGTTTGCACATGTCAACCCTATTTAAACTTGAAAATTTGAGGTAATAACATGGCAGCTACTGGTTTTACACCTATTCAGCTTTATCGAACATCAACAACAGGTACATCGCCTACCGCTGGAAATTTAACTGCTGGTGAGCTTGCAATCAATTACAACACTGCTGATATGTCGGTTTGGGCATTAAACACCGGTGGATCTGTAATAAGATTGATGAACAATCCTGCTGGTTTAAAATATCCAACAACAGACGGAACTGCTAACCAAGTTATTAAAACTGATGGCGCGGGAAATTTAACGTTTGTAACACCGGCTACAGGTACAGTCACTTCAGTAAGCGGTACGGGAACGGTAAGCGGTTTGACATTATCCGGCACAGTAACCTCATCGGGCAGTTTGACGTTAGGAGGTGCAATTACTGGGTTTTTACCTACCGCTGGCGGCACGATGACGGGTGCAATTACGTTTAGTGCTGGGCAATTTGGAACAAATGTTAATACGTTTTTAACTACACCATCTAGTGCTAATTTAGCTGCTGCGTTAACGGATGAAACAGGGACAGGCGTAAATGTATTTAATAACACACCAACTTTAATTACACCGATTTTAGGTACTCCCACAAGCGGAAACTTATCAAATTGCACTAACGCGGTAGGATATGAATTAAAATCAGCAACGACAACTGTATCAGTTAGTGGGGCAACTGCGCCAACAGCGGGGCAAGTATTAACAGCAACAAGTTCAACCAATGCTACATGGCAAAGTGCTGCATCCGCAGGTTCGCTATTAAGAATGACAGTTTTTACAGCGGCTGGCACTTGGACTAAAGGTACAGGCACAAACAACATCCTTGTCCGAGGTGTTGGTGGCGGTGGTGGCGGTGGTACGAGTCAGTTTACTACGGCAACTTCTGGTGGCGGTGGCGCGGGGGGTTATTTTGAAACATTTGTAAGCGCATCAGCGTTAACAACTCTAACTGTAACTATCGGAGCAGGAGGAGCGGCTGGGGGTACTGGGTCGTCAGGTAGCACTGGAGGCACTACCACATTTGGTTCTATAGGTAGCGGCTCAGGTGGGGTCGGTGGTGTAGGGTCTGCTAGTAATGCAAATGATGGCGGTGCTGGCGGAGATGCCACAGTAGGTACGCTAAGAGTTACAGGCGGAGGGGGTTGTTCAGGTTCTAATGCAAACGGTGGATCTAACCCGCTTAGTGGTGCTGGAGGTTCTTCATTTTTTGGTGGTGGCGGCAGAGGTAGATCATTCTCTTCTGGAGGAGTAAACGGTGAAGCCTATGGTTCAGGTGGTAGCGGAGGTAGTTCTTCAGGTGGTGGTACTGGTGCTAATGGTATTGTTATAGTTTACGAATACGCATAAGGAACTGAATATGTCAAATAAATACGCAGTAATTGAAAACGATAAAGTAGTTAATAATGTTGTATCAGAACCAGAACATGCGGCAGAACAGGGATGGATTCTAATGCCAGAAGGTGTAGGGATTGGTTGGGCATATATCAATGGAGATTTTATAAATGAAAATATACCTATTTTAGATGAGAAAGCAAAAATCAAAACAGAGATTGCAAAACTAGAGGATTCAGTCACACCTCGCAGACAGCGGGAAGCTATTTTAGCCATTGACACCACATGGCTTGCAGATATTGAAATTCAAATCGGGCAGTTAAGACAACAATTAGCGGAGTTATAGACATGAATAAATTACTTAAAATATGGAACTATTTAAACGCAAGATTAAAAGAACCTTCAACTCACGCGAGTGTGGCGGCACTGGCTACGATGGCGGGTATGAATATTGAAGCTGGTCCTATCCATGATGGTTTGACTGCGGCAGGTGTAGTGTTTGGTATGATTGGACTGTTTGTTTCAGAAGGTAAATAATATGAGCAAATACTTCAAACCAGAAGAATTTGAGTGTCACTGCGGGTGTGGTGAAAAAGACGTTAACCCTAAGCTAGTAGAGCTACTTAACCGCATCCGTGAGTCTTTTGGCAAACCTATTACTATTATGAGCGGTAGAAGATGTGAAGCGCACAACACGAAAGTGGGAGGTGCAAAGCATAGTCAACACGTCTTAGGTAATGCAGCCGACATTAAAGTAAAAGACATCGAACCACGCGAAGTGCAAAACTATCTCATGAAGCATTTTGATGACGATTGCAAAGGTCTTGGACGCTACAAATCTTTTACCCATATTGATGTTCGTGATGGTAAGATTGCTCGTTGGAATGGATAACATTTTTACTGTAAAATGTTGCGCAAGTGGCATTTTTTATTAACAGAAGGCAAAGGACATGGACCTTAATCGCGATAGTTTAAAGGCACTTTTTTTAGAAGCCCTGCAAGAGCATCATGAAGAAGTAATTGACTCTCATGCATCACATCACGAATGGATACAAGAAAGAATAGAAGCTGAAAAGTTAAAGAAAGAAATGCTTAAAAAAGTAACAGAAGCCGCAATCCAATGGTCAGTTGCTGGTCTTTTAGGAGCAGCGGCTTATTGGATGCAAGCGCATTTTAAGCCATAAAAGATAGACTACACGCGGTACAAATACTATAATTTAATAAAAATGTGCCTGCTGCAACAGCTCGCTTGTGATAACTTGGAGTCATTATGAGCAACAATAGCAGCGTAACATACACAACACTACTTACAGACCTTCGACGGTACCTAGAGCGTGGTTTCACGCAAGAGTCTGATCCATACGTTTATGAGCAACTTCCTCGGCTTATAACGCTTGCTGAACGCAGAATTTCCCGTGAACTTAAAGTCACAGGATTTATTGTGCCAGTCACCACAACATTGCCTGCTGGCGTTTCAGTTTATCCAAAACCTGATAGATGGCGTGAAACCGTATCAATGCATATTGGTACTAATGCAATTCACGGCAGATCCTATGAGTATATTCGCAATTATTGGCCTGACAGTGAAGAAACTGGCACACCAGAGTATTATGCTGATTATGATTATTTTCATTGGTTAATTGCGCCAACACCTGCTACTGACACCACCATAGAGATCCTTTATTACGAGCAACCACGATTTCTCGGTGAAGAAACTCAAACAAACTTCATTACTGACTTTGCGCCAGATTTATTGCTGTACGGTACGTTACTTGAAGCAGCACCTTATCTTAAAAATGATGCACGCTTGCAAACTTGGCAAACGCTTTATGATCGTGCAGCGCAATCACTTAATGGCGAAGATCTGCAACGCATTCTTGACCGAACTGCAATTAGGAATAAAGCATAATGACAACATCATACAATTACGTTTTTGGCGGTGCTACCGTTTATCCATCTGAAGTTAGCTACGAATCATTAACGCTGACAGCAAACGTACAATTAAGCTGGCCGGAAGAAACTTCTGCGTCAAGCAATCTTGCTGCTAAGATTATTGATATTCAAACTGTTACGGCTGGATTAAAGATTTTACTTCCTGATGCACAAAAAGCAGGAACTGGTCAGACAATCTTATTCAACAATATTGGCACGCAAACTATCATCATTGCTAATTATGATGGAACACAAGTGGTGTCGATTGCAACTGGGACACTGTGGCAAGTTTATTTAACAAACAATTCAACATCTGCTGGCGTATGGCGTTCACTGCAATATGGTGCGGCTACTTCACAAACTAATGCATCCTCATTAGCTGGAACAGGCATTGTTGCAGTTGGCACTGTGTTATCACAGTCTGTGCCAGTCACCACTTTTAGTGCTAACTTTACATTGGGCGTTACAGATCGCGCCAAGATGTACAACTGGACGGGTGCAGGGGGTATCGTCACATTCCCATCGGCTGCAACGGTTGATAATTGGTTTATTTATTTGCGAAATTCTGGAACGGGTGCAATTGTTGCAACACCAGCAGGAACAAACACAATTGATGGTTTAGCATCTTTAAGTTTTCAACCTGGTGAATCAGCTATTATTGCATCGGATGGCAGTAACTTTTACACCATAGGATTTGGTCAACCTGCGACATTTGCGTTTGATTACACGTCTATTGCTGTAGCAGGCACTGGCACCTATACACTTTCTGGATCTGAATTAAATCGAGTTGCTTACAATTTTACCGGCTTATTAACTGGCAATCGCACCATCATTGTTCCAACAACGGTACAGCAATATTGGATCACCAATAGTACGACAGGATCTTATACGTTTACAGTTAAAACAGCCGCTGGTGCTGGTGTTACGATTACACAAGGTCAACGTGGTATTTATTACTGCAATGGCACTGATTTTCTTATTGCCGATACTGCCTCTATTGCACTTCCAATTGATATTTCGCAAGGTGGTACTGGCGCATCAACTGCGGGTGGTGCATTAATCAATTTAGGTGGTGGATCCACTGGTATTAGTATTTTTTCTGCTGTTACTCAGACTAATGCATGGACTGCGTTGGGTACTGCTCAGTCTGGTAATGTCAATGGTGGGACGTTCTAATGAGTACCATCATCTTAAAGTCAGATCCTGGCATTAAACGTGACGGAACCAAGTTTGAAGGTAATGCTTACGTTGATGGCCAGTGGGTTCGCTGGCAACGTGGTCTTCCACGCAAGATTGGTGGATTTAGATCAACAACCAAATATTTGCCAGAAAAAAGCACGGGTTTAACTAATATAAACAAAGGCGACTTTGTTTATATGCACTCTGGATCGGCTACTGAGCTAAATAGACTCACCATTGATGCAAGTTATAACAGCTCGATTATTACGAGTAGAACACCAATAGCGGTTGTATCAACTGGAAGTGTAACTTTAACTGGTGGTGCTGCTGGCGTTGTTAGCATGATTACCATAAATGGCGTAGATATTATGTCAGCACCTGTGACGTATGTTACTAGTTTGTCTGCAACGGCTACTGCGGTTGCGGCAAACATTACTGCTTACACTTCTTTCCCAAATTACGATGCCACCGCAGTTGGCGCAATTATTACTATTACATCCACTAACGCTGGATCTATTTATAACGGTTATGTAGTCGTTGCAACCACAACAACGATTACCACTACAAAAGTGGATATGTCTGGTGGATCTGAAGCATTAATTGAAGATTCCGACAACAAGTGGATGTTTGACTATCAGTATGATTCATCAACGACTGCTAACTCAATATTGGCGCATTGCGCACCGAATAACTCTTATGCAACTAATGACACCGTAGGACAAATATTTTATGGCGATGCATTTGGCACAGTACCACTTAAAGACATTCGACTTCCAACAGGTGCTAATGTGGCTGGTGGCATCGTATCGCTTCATCCATATCTTTTTTACTATGGTGGTGATGGTATTGTTGGCTGGAGTGTTGCTGGTGACTTCACAGATCTATCAGGTTCTGGCTCTGGCATTGCGCGTCCTTGGGGTACAAAAATAATAAAAGGCATGCCGCTGCGTGCTGGTAGCGGTAACGCTCCTGCTGGTCTATTTTGGGCGTATGACGCTGTTATTCGTACAACCTTTACTGGTGGCGCAACTGTGTTTCAGTTTGACGTTATAGCCACAGGCACGTCAATTATTTCACCAGATTCTGTTGTGGACTATGACGGTATTTATTATTGGGTTGGTGTTGATCGGTTTATGATGTTTAACGGTGTGGTGCGTGAAGTAGCAAACCTAATGAACCTAAATTATTTCTTTGAAGGTATCAATCAAAACGAACGTCAAAAAGTGTTTGGATTTAAGGTGCCTCGATTTGGTGAGATTTGGTGGTGTTATCCTCGTGGTGATGCAACCGAGTGTACACATGCTGTTATCTACAATGTGCGTGAGCAGACTTGGTATGACACGCAGCTTCCCAATGCAGGCAGATCATCGGCAACATACAGCAATTTATTTGTGGCACCAATCGCAGCCGGTCTTGATGCAGTAAATAATGATTTTCATGTGTGGATCCATGAAAAAGGTGTTAATCAAATTTATGAAAACACCATACAGCCTATTTACAGTTTCTTTGAAACGGCTGACTTATCGTCACCGGCACAAGGAAATTCAAATTGGCATGAAATCTCTATTATTGAACCAGACTTTGTGCAAAGCTCTGACATGACGGTACAAGTAATTGGTCGTTCTAACGCTCGCGCACCAGAAGTTTACGGAACTATTTATGCATTTCCAGATACTGCTGAGGCAACTTATCAACAAATCGTCACATTAAAAGAACAACGTAGAGAATTAAGACTTCGATTTGAGTCCAATGCAATTGATGGTGATTATCAAATGGGGCAGATTATTGCGCATATTGACGTTGGCGACGGTACGGTGACAGGATGATTAGAATTACATTACCAACTGGATTACAACTTCAAGACTGGGCAGATCAACTGTCACTTGATTTGGATCCTTATGGTGCAATTAGAAGATTAAATGACATACAAAAATGGCAGGATTGGGCAGTACAATTTGTGAGCAGTACGACATTGCCACAAAATGCACCGAATCCGTATAACTTTGATGATTGGCAAGAATGGGCAGAGCGTTTCTGCGAGGTAACAAATGGATAAACAAATATTAGTAGAATTAGTTCGCGGAAACCCAGCTTATCAGCAAGCAATTACGCAGATGGAGCAAAAGTTTGCAGATCAGCCTATTTCATCTGGCGACATTGATAGCTTGATTAAATTCTTAGAAGCCGCAGTGGATCATCCAGAGCATTACGATAAGCTCAGGACTTCTGCCATTATGGATGGAAAACTGGATCAAGATACGCTTCCACCCGAATTCAATCCGCAAATCATTATTTCGCTTTTGATTGCACTGTATGGCTTGCGAGATCGTATCGAAGGTAAAGAGCAACAGCCAAATCAAGGGATGATGCCGCAACCGCAACAGCGTCCTATGATGCCACCTGCGCAATCACCACAAGGCATGATGCCTGCGCAACCAATGGCACAAGGCGGTCTTGCAAGTGCCGCGCAACATATCCAAGCCGCTGGTCGTGGTGGCGATACGATGCTTGCGCATATCAACCCACGCGAAGCGGCTATGCTTAAAAACATGGGTGCATCAGGTTCTATCAATCCACGCACAGGTCTTCGTGAGTTTGGGTGGAATTGGAAAAGCATGATTAAAACCATTTTGCCTGCGGCAATTGGTGTGTTTGCACCGGCAGTTGGTAATTATCTTGGTAGCGCGGCTGGCTTTGGATTTGGTAAAGCAGGTCAAATTGCTGGTACTGCATTGGCTGCTGGTGCAGTAGGTGCGGGTGCGGCAGCCTTAACGGGTGACAACATACTAAAAAGTGGATTGCAATCTGGTGTACTCGGTGGATTAAACGCTGGTTTAGTATCTGAAATTGGTGGTGCTATAGGCATTAAAAACCCAATTGCTGCATCCGCTGCGGGTGGTGTATTAATTGGCGGTGGTATGAATGCATTGACTAATGAAGACATTATGAAAGGTGTATTGCAGGGTGGTATTGGTGGTGCGCTTTCTGGTGCTGGCCCGCAATTAGCCAATAAATTTGCAACGGGAAGTCCAAACTTAGGTAGTGGCATAAATACAGCCGCACGAGTTGGCGGTAATATGCTGACGGCTGGATATAATCCAAGTCAAGCACTGACATCAGGTGCATTAGCAGGTCTTGCGAAAGGAGTTTGGGATAAAAATTCTCCTGCTGATCAAGCAGTGCAACAAACGGCTGATGAAAATAGTGGTCACTTAGCAAAAGACACGTTAGGTCAAACACCACCTGCAACAGGCTCAGTACCACCTGCTGGCGATAAATCTATGGACTGGGGAACAATTGGTTTGCTTGGACTTGGTGGTGTCGCGGCTGCATCCATGCTGGGCGGACCTGATAAGGTGCAACAAGCAATTGTATCATCACCAAAACTAACGACTGAGCAACAGCAATATTATAATCAACCATCCACTACATTAGACTACAACGCAATGGCAATTGACGCTGCAAAAGTAGGTCAAGATATAGGTACATTTGCTGCGCTTAATTATGGGCAAGGTTTGAACAAATATCGTATTGTAAAACCTTCAGCCAATCCAAATGCACCTGAGCCAGTATTAAAAGCACAAGGCGGTTTATCTCGAATTGCTTACTTAGCACAAGGGTCAGGATCGGGCAGAGATGATACAATAGACGCAAGACTTTCTGATGGCGAATATGTTATTGATGCAGAAACAGTGGCTTTACTTGGTGATGGATCAACTAAAGCCGGTGCTGCAAAACTTGATAAAATGCGTGCTGAACTTCGCAAACAAAAAGGCAAAAAATTAGCAAAAGGTCAATTTAGTACAGCCGCTAAATCGCCATTAGATTATATGAGAGGAGCAAGATAATGGGATCTTATTTAACAGACCAAACACCACAAAACTCTACAAAACTTGATGTTACAAATACATCAACACCTGCATGGATGCAACAAGCTATTTACGATCAGATTCAAAACGCAATTGCTACGGCAGATAGACCTTATGTGCCATATGCTCTGCCAACAGTTGCTGGGTTAGATCCTAATCAAACGCAAGCCTATTCTCAGGTTCAGCAAAATTCTACTGGGTTTAATTCACCAACAGGAATGAATGCTGGTCTTACTAATGCTGCTACAGCGATGAAGGCGTATCAGAATTCTAATACGGCTACAGGACTTAGCACGGGTCAAACCAATTATTTATCACCTAATACGCCTGCGCAATGGATTAAAGATGCTAGTGGTAATTGGACTAATGCCGCAAAATTATCGCCATCAGGTGCAGCTAATGTTAATTTAACAAGTGCCGCAAATTTAAATCCATTAACTGCTGCTACGTCGTTAGTATCTGCACAAGCATTATCGCCATCAAGCGTGGCAAATCAATATTTAACCAACAGCAATACTAGTGCTGGAAATATAACATCAAATTCTACACCAAATTTTTTAAATTCTGGAGTATCTGCTAATAATATAACAGCGTCACCATATTCTGCTTTAACTGATTCATTAAGTAGTGCTGGAAATATTACTGCTAATGCAAATCCTTATTTAACAGCGGCTGGTCAGCAATCCTATACCGGCATAAACAATTACATGAATCCATATCAGCAAAATGTAATGGATACACTGGCGCAACAAGCTGGTCGCAATTTAAGTGAAAATTTATTGCCACAGGTATCGGATCAGTTTATTAAAGCCGGTCAATTTGGTGGAAATCGCATGGGTGAATTTGGAGCGCGTGCGCTTCGTGATACTCAGCAAACATTACTCCAAGAACAAGGAAAATTAGCTAATCAAGGTTACACACAAGCGATGGCAAATGCTCAAACAGATTTGGGTCGCCAAGCAACGCTCGGTCAAACTGCTGGAAACTTAGCATCTCAACAAGCACAAGCATATCAAAATGTTGGTCAAACACAAGGTCAATTGGCAACGCAACAAGCGCAAGCCTACAATACATTAGGACAAAATCAAGCTCAAGCTGCAACGCAACAGGCACAGGCATATCAAAATATTGGTCAAACTGCTGGTCAATTAACATCGGCTGAACAACAAAATCTTGCTAATATTGGTCAAACACAAGGTCAGTTGACATCAGCAATGCAACAAAACTTAGCTAATATTGGTCAAACACAAGGTCAATTGACAGCTCAAGAGCAACAAAATTTAGCGACCATTGCAAATCAACAAGCACAACAAGCAGGTCAGCAACAACAACTTGGATTGACAGCCGCTAAAGATGTTCAAGGCGCACAAGCTCAAGATGAAACCCGTCAAATGGGCGCATTAAATGATTACACTACAATACTTGGTAATCAACAAAAAATGCAAAATCTTGATACAGCAACGCTTGAGGCGGCTGGTCAAGCACAGCAAGCACAAAAACAAGCTGAACTGACCGCAGCGCAACAACAATGGCAAACTATGCAAGATTATCCTAAAAATCAACTTGATTGGATGAATGCACAAATTCGTGGTCTTCCTGCTAACACTATTCCAACCATTACAACGTCACAAACTAATGCGTCAGGTCAAACTTATGCTCCATCAGTATTGCAACAATTAGCAAGTGGCGCGGCACTCGTAAAAGGTTTAACTGGTTAATAAGGATACAAAATGTACGGTTATGAATTAGATGAGTTATTGAAACAATATGGCTTAAGCAATCCGACCAATACATATGGCGGCACGCCTATGCCAACTGGACCAATAACGATTGATAATGCAGCGCAACAAGCTGCGTATGACGCGGATCAAACCAAGTATCAAGAATACTTAAAGGAATACAATAATCGTTTGCAAAATACAAACATGTATTCTGCGCCACAATTTCAATCGCCTGCTACTCATTCCGGTACATTTAACACACAAGTTGGTGGTGGAGTTGTGCCGCAGGTTGGTACACCAACTTATGAGAATTATGTTAAAAATATAAATGAAACATTAAAAAATAATCCAACAACAACGCAATCAGAATTAGTAGCGTTAATGGATAAGTACAATCAGAATCGTTATGACTTAGTTAATGCAACTGGTTCGTGGTGGGGTGATGTTTTAGGCAATCCTAATTATCAAAATTATTCAGCATCGTCTGCGTCATCTGCATCTACATCTACATCTGTAAGTTTAAGCTCATTAACTTCTGGATCTCTTGATTTGTCTTTAAATAGCAGTGAATCTGGTAGTGGTACAGGTTCTGGTACTGGATCTGGCACAGGTTCTGGAAGTGGTAGTGGAAGTGGTATAGGCTCAGGTAGCGGAATTGGATCTGGAAGTGATTTAGGTAGTGGAAGTGGTATAGGCTCAGGTAGTGGAATTGGATCTGGTAGTGGAAGTGGATCTGGTATTGATTCTGGAAGTGGATTAGGCTCTGGTAGCGGAATTGGTAGTGGCACAGGCATCGGTTCAGGTAGTGGTTCTGGAAGTGATTTAGGTAGTGGTTCTGGTTCTGGTTCAGGTAGTGATTTAGGCAGTGGTAGTGGCACAGGCTCAGGATCTGGAAGTGAATCTGGTATAGGTTTAGGTTCAGGTAGTGGTACAGGTAGTGGGTCAGCATTAGAATCTACATATTCATCTTTATCAGGAAATACATCTGATAGCGGAAGCGGATCTGGCTCTATTGGTTCAACTGGTTCAACAGGTTCAACTGGTTCAACTGGGTCAACTGGTTCTACTGGGTCTACAGGATCTACTGGGTCTACAGGATCTACTGGCTCTATTGGTTCTACTGGTTCAACAGGTTCTACTGGGTCTACTGGTTCTACTGGGTCTACTGGTTCTACTGGGTCTACTGGTTCTACTGGGTCTACTGGTTCTACTGGTTCAACAGGTTCTATAGGTTCTACTGGTTCTACTGGGTCTATTGGGTCTACTGGGTCTATTGGGTCTACTGGGTCTACAACAGAGCCAACTAATGATTTTGGTGAACCATATATTAATTTGCCTGTTGATCCTAATGCAAAACCATTAGATCCATATGATACACTCGATGCTACAGGATCTACTGGGTCAGCATTAGAATCTACATATTCATCTTTATCAGGAAATACATCTGATAGCGGATCTGGATCTACTGGCTCAACTGGCTCAACAGGCTCAACAGGTTCTACTGGTTCTACTGGTTCAACAGGTTCTATAGGTTCTACTGGTTCTATTGAGTCTACTGGTTCTATTGAGTCTACTGGTTCTACTGGTTCAACAGGTTCTACTGGGTCTACTGGTTCTACTGGTTCAACAGGTTCTATAGGTTCTACTGGTTCAACAGGTTCTACTGGGTCAAAAAATAATTCATTAGGAGAATTAACGGTTGCTATAAATCCTAATCAATCTAGTTATTCACAAATTGGACCATACACGTCAGAGCAACAAACAAAATTAGAATCGGCTTATAATTCTTTATCGCAAGCAAATAAAGATGCAAGCACTTCTCGTGCAAATTCTGCAACGTCTGTTGCGTCTGCAAAAGAAGAATCGTTAACCGTAGCAAAATCATTAAGTGCTTATAAAGTATCCTCGGCAAGTGTTGCAAAATCAGAATCATTGCAAAAAAAGATAGAAGCAGACAAATCTTTGGCAATGATACGGCGACCACCG